ACTTGGAAGCACTGTGTGAAGTCTGCCACAACCGGGAACATTTCGGAAGCGGCGCATGTGCGGACGGACTGAAGTTCGACGCAAACGGAAATCTTGTCAAGGCACCCCCCCGGGTGTATTAACACTTTAGCGCATTAAGAGACCGGTGAGTGCAGTTCAAATTTTCTCTCCATGAGTTTTTTATATGCAAATGGGAATCATTCGCATTTATAGAACGCTGGAATATTTTAGGAGTGATTTTTATGGCAATGGCAAAAATCAGAAAACTAATAACCATTATCGATGATGACCGAAAACCTATCGCGGAAAAGCTGATGCAGGAAATGACGTTCATGGACGCGACGCTTTCCGAACTGAAGGCGGGAATCCGGAAAAACGGCGCTGTAGTGGAAGGTCATGCCGGGCCGAAGCAGAATCCCGCCATGCAGGCGTACAACACCACGATTCAGCGCTTTGCGTTGCTAAACAAGCAGCTGATTGACCTTCTCCCGCCCGCGGCGAAACCGGAAGCAAAGGATGAGCTGGCAGAGTTTCTGAAGAAAGGCAAGAGCGCCTGATGAATCCGATTCTGGAATACCGGGACGGCATCCGCGCCGGGAAATACGTCGTCTCCCGGAAGGTCCAGAGGCTCTATGAGAAGCTGGGCCATGAGATTGAGCACCAGGCGGGGCGATACATTTTCGATGAGGAGAAGGCAAACCGGCCGATAGAGTTTATCGAACGGTTCTGTCGGAACTCAAAAGGCGAGTGGGCCGGGCATACCGTGGAGCTGGGGCTGTTCCAGAAGGCGTTTATCGCGGCTCTGTTTGGCTTTGTGGACGCTGAAACCGGCCTGCGGAAGTACCGGGAAAGTCTGTTTCTTGTGGGCAGGAAGAACGGCAAGTCCACAATGGCCGCAGGCATCGCGCTGTACTGCATGATAGCGGACAATGAGCCGGGGGCGGAGATATACTCCACCGCGACGAAATACGCGCAGGCAAAACTCCTGTTCGATGAGGCGCGGAACATGGTGAAGCAGAGCCCCGAGCTTTCGCGGTACATCCGAAAGCGGAAGCAGGACATGTACTGCGACGCGCTGATGGCGAAGTTCCAGCCCCTGGGGCGCAATTCGGATACGCTGGACGGCTTGAACGCTTCGCTCGTCGTCATGGACGAGCTGCACGGCGTGAGGGACCGGAACCTCTATGAGGTGATGAAGCAGTCCCAGAGCGCCCGGCGGCAGCCGCTTCTGATTATGATTACCACAGCAGGAACGGTGCGTGAGTGCATTTACGACGATATGTACAGTTACGCCTGCAATGTGCTTGACGGCGTGATAAAGGACGAATCATTCCTGCCGGTGCTCTACGAGCTGGACAGCGCGAAGGAATGGGGCAGCCCGGATGCCTGGGCAAAGGCGAATCCCGGACTGGGGACCATTAAGAAGCCGGACGACCTGCAGCGGAAGGTTGAGCGGGCGAAAAGCAGCGCTGCCGACCTGCCGGGAATCCTCTGCAAGGACTTCAACGTCCGGCAGAACGCGGCGCAGGCGTGGCTCACCTTCGACGACATCGACAACCCGGAAACCTTCGACCTGGAGAAATTTCGGAACTGCTACGCTATCGGCGGGGCCGACCTGAGCATCACAACCGACCTGACCTGCGCTACCCTGCTTTTTGTGGATAAGGAAACCGAAAAGCGGTATGTGACGCAGATGTACTGGCTGCCACAGGAAAGCTTCAACGAGCGCGTCCACAAGGATAAAATCCCGTATGACATATGGAAGGACCGGGGCCTGCTGCGGCTCTGCAACGGGAACACGATAGACTATTCAGACATTACGGTATGGTTCAACGAGATGCTGAACGACTACGGCATTACCCCGCTGTGGATTTACTACGACAGCTACAGCGCGCGGTACTGGGTGGATGAGATGCAGCAGTACGGCTTTCCGATGGTGCGCTGCATCCAGGGGGCAAAGACGCTTTCCCTGCCCATGCAGCAGATGGGCGCCGACCTGGAAGCAAAGAAAATCAATTACAATAATAACCCGATTCTGAAGTGGTGCCTGACCAACACGGGGATTATGACAGACCGAAACGGAAATATCGTGCCGATTAAGGCGCAGCAGCCGAAGATGAGGATAGACGGCATGGCTTCCATGCTGGACGCATACGTGGGCCTGATGGACCACTACGAAGAATTTTTGAGGGCGTGATGAAATGGTAAAGGACAAAAAAGTCATCATTTACAATAAGACCGAGGTTCAAGACGATATAGGCAACTGGGTAACCGCCTATCAGCCGATTCACCCGGGCAGCCTGTGGGCTTATGCGCGGCAGCTTTCCCAAAAAGAGTATTTCGCCGCAGGGACTGCCGGGTATAAAGAGGATATGCAGTTTACCGTCAACTGGAGAAGGGACATCAAGCCCGGAATGCTGATTCTGTACCGGGAAACGTGGTACGTCATAGACCGTGTGGATACCTTTGAGGGATACAAAGAGGGCCTGAAGCTGCTCGCAAAGGAAGCATCAAAGACAGAGATTCCACCGGCGGATACGATAGTACCATACGGCAGGTAATATCCACAGGAGGGACCGAAAGAAAGCTGCTCGCTAAATTTGACGGGCAGCCTTTTTTATGCCAACAAGGAGGAGAACCCAATTTTGGACTGTTCCCATACGCGCGCACGCAAGATGCAGCCGGAGAAGGTACATTCTCAATTTTGAGCGGGTCAAAGTTCCCATACGCGCGCGGGAGATGATAGAGTGTAAATTCCGCTGTTCATCAAATGAACCGCGAGTTCCCCTACGCGCGCACGCGGGAGATGCTACTCGAATTTTCAGACCGACGAAATTCGTCTATCTGGGTTCCCATATGCGCACGCGCGGGAGATGATAGATTCAAAAGTCCGAAAAACGGACATTAGGATTTGTTCCCATACGCGCACGGCCTTCAGGTGTGCGCTGAATCATGCAAAGCTCTTTTGCCATGCCGAGGGTGAGGATATGCTCAATGGTGCGGCCACCGCTTTCTAAATTTTTAGAAAACGCCGAATAGTCCTTGTGTTCCCATACGCGCGCACGCGGGAGATGATTCGGGGTAACGAAATGTGACACCCTTGGTGGCAAGCAGGAGTTCCCATACGCGCGGGGCCTTTTACGACGTCCTTCACTTCCACAATCAACATTCTGTGCATTGTGTGTATTCTGTGAAGGGGTTCTATTCTGTGCATTGTGTGAAAATGTGATAAAAGTATATTTTTTGATATATTATATTATTTATATATGTTTACTATGTTATAGGTGAAGCAGAGGGGGGGGAGCCTGTGGAAGAAAATATTTTCAAAAAAAGTATTGGCAATACAGACAAATGTGTGTATAATATAAACAGAGATAAAAACAGAAAGGAAGATAAAGATGGAATTAGTTGTTAAGGCAAACAAAAAAGACGGGTCGGCGCTCCTCCATTTCGAAGGCAAAGATACATTTGAAAGCAAGGAAAAGATTAAAGGGCTCGGGTACGAATTCGGTGAAATAGAAATTGACTGCGTAGTTGCCACAGTCAAAGATAAGGTCTGGCACAAAGTTATACCAGATGCAAAGAAGAATATGAAAGCCGTATTTGATGAGCTTGTAAAAACTCAAGAGGTATTTGGAGATATAAAGGTCTCCATGTTCGGGCGGGAAATGATTTTGCCTAACATCATTGAAGTAGCTCCATTTAAAAAATGACAGCGCCCCAGCAGGTCGGCATCGGCCTGCTCCCAAAAATTAATAGCCGGCGGGCTTAAAACGCAGGGAGGAAGCATGAAAGACTATATTACCTTTAGTTGTGGCCATAAGGGTGAAGTAGAGCTTTTCGGCAAAAACGAAGAGCGCCAAAAGAAAGTGGAATACCTTGAAAAATACGGCGTCTGCCCTCACTGCAAAGAAGAGCAAGAGAAAGAAAAGGCAAAAAAAGAAGGGCTTGCCCCAAAACGGATAAACTATTGGGAATATAAAAGTAAATATTCAAAATGCAAGTCGCAGTCAGGCAGCTACGACGGGAAAACAAAGACTATAGCGGTATATATACCGGAGAGGGAAATATGAAAATGGAAATTGGAGAATATTTAAAGCACCTGCGCACTGAGTATGGATATACTCAGACAGAAACCGCCCAGAAGATTGGCGTTACGCAGCAAACATACGCCAAATGGGAAAATGGCTGCCGAAATCCGAAGCCTGATACGCTCTCCAAAATTGCTGAGGCATACGGTTTGCCCTCCAACTATTTTGTAATGGAGCAGGCAAGGCAGCAATTTCCGTCCGGCAAAAGGCTTGCCGCGGCGGATTTGAGACTGCCCGGAAAATCGGCCGGAACTGGGTAATCGACAGCGACGAGCCATATGTTAAAATGAAAAAGGGAGAGTTACAAATGCACAATGCAGGGATAATGGCAGCGAAAGCGGCAGGGCAGAAAAGTAAATTGAAATGGCGAACCTGTTCACAGAATGCACAGAATGCACAGAATAGGACTTTGCCCCATACTGCCCCATAAAGATAGCCGCCTGCGACGAAGCAGACGGCATTTTTTATTTCTCAAAGTGATTCGTATTGTCCTCTTGCTCAAGTAGTTTTTCTAACCTTTCTTGAATGCGAAGCATGAGGAGCTTTTTATAGCTGCCATTGGTTAAAGCCCGTATGTTGACGTCGCAGTCAATCGGCGCTTTTGCATCATCTCCCCACATTTGATTAACAGTGAGGCCCTGATACTTATATCTTTCATTAAATGGAATAGCCTTTGTTAGTTCTCCGGTCAGATCGTTGGATTCATGTATGTTGTAATAAAGGTAGTGAGAAATTTCTCCCAAAACATATCGGTTTTCTAAGAGAGTATTTACAGTTAAGGTTATTGAATTATACCTACTGCGTTCAAGGCAGTATTTTAGGGTTTCAACCGCCTTTTCCGAAAGACCAGTCACACCCATCACATCAGCGTTTTCCGGCTTTTTCGCGTCCGACATACCGAGCAGATAATCCGTCGTCACGTCGTAATGTTCCGCGATCTTACAGAGAAGGTCATATTTCGGTTCGCGGGAACCCTCATACGCGGAATAGCTTTGCACCGATACACCAAGGATCGCCGCAACATCGCTTTGCTTTTCACCTTTATCTAAGCGAAGCTGCTTCAACCTATCCGAAAATACAGACATAATAGCTTCCTCCTATCCGACAGCCCATCAATTCTTTAATATAGGATACCATGATAAATAAATAATGTAAAGGGGTTGCAAATAAAAAAGATTTGTGCTATTATCTTATCAGTGGCTTAGTAGATTATTAAATACAGCTTTTGTTTAATAGAGAGGGTGAGGATATGGAAAAACTTACATTATCTATTCCGGAAGTTGCCCAGGTATTGGGCATCAGCAAGCCCACGGCTTACGCCCTGGCGAACTCCAAAGGCTTTCCTGTCTTACATATAGGAAAACGGAAGGTAGTCCCCGCGCAGGGGCTGCAGGAATGGATTCAGAAAAACAGCACCGGCGTAAAGCAGGGCTAAGGAGGTGAAACACAATGCAAGACGAAACAGCCAAAATCATGACGTACCATGGCAAGCCACTGATTGCGCCAAAAGAACTTTATGACTTTTTAGGCCGTGAAATCAGTCTGCCGAACATTTACGACCTTTGCCACCGTGAGGGCTTCCCTTGCCTGCACAAATGAAGAATGACAAATACTCCTGTAAAATTTTCAATTAGGGCGGTGACGGATAACGGGACAGACAGTGGATAATGCAGAAGATGGTTCCAACATCATCGGAATGCCGGAACCGAAAATAGATGAAATCCTTAGCTTACTGACTGTAAGAAATGTAGTAAGCAGTGAAACTTTTTCGGTTCTCTGCATGACAGACAATGAACTTTTAAAAGAACAGCGGATGCAGAAGTTGAAAATTCGGGCCGCACAGTTAGGCATAAAGTCAACAGTTTTTGATTCATTTCGCAAAGCCTTTGAAAGAGATCAGAAAGTCGCCGCAGCGAAAGAAAAGGCCAAGCAAGATAAGGAAGATAGCTGCATAAATATGGGTGTAGCACCTTACATGGATGGCAAAGAAATTATGGACAAGCTTTTCTATGATTATTTTGCCGAGGAGCATGAAGAAATACACTGCATCCATGGCAAGTTTTATGGTACCAGCGGCAGCATAGAGCGAAAGGCGATAGAAGCGGAAGTGCAAGAAGAAATAGCACCATTTTACATGAAAAATACCGCGCGAAAAGCAAAGAATCTTACTGACTTCATTGAAAATGCCTGTTATATGCAGCCGCAAGAGCCGGAGCAACACACGATCCACGTTAAAAATGGTTGTATTGAAATTGACAAACAGTATAGCCAACTGTTTTTGCCTGAGGTTCGTTTCTGCTTGAATCGAATTAACGCAAGCTATGAGCCAACAGCACCAAAGCCCGAAAAGTGGCTGCAATTTCTTGATGACCTGCTAGAACCAGAAGACCAAGTAACATTGCAAGAATATTTAGGTTATTGCTTACTTCCGACAACTAAAGCACAGAAGATGCTAATTATTATCGGCAATGGTGGTGAGGGAAAAAGCATTATAGGAGCAGTTATGAAAGAACTTTTCGGGCTGCCTAACATTGCCACCGGCAAATTGAACAGTCTGGAGGAAAACCGCTTTCAAGTTGCCAACCTTGAAAACAAACTGCTTTTTATTGATGATGACTTGTGCACCGCGGCCTGTGAAGAATCAGCAGTAGTGAAAGAAATTGTTACCTGTGACGGCACCATGAGCATGGAGCAGAAAGGCGAACAATCCTATCAAGGAAATATGTACTGCCGGCTCTTAGCATTCGGTAACCAGTCCATTAATACCCTGCACGACCATTCAGAAGGCGCATATCGCCGCCGGATAATCTTGACGGTTAAGCCGAAACCACCGAACAGAGTAGACGACAAGGACCTGAAAGAGAAGTTACTAAAAGAAAGGTCCGGCATTTTGAATTGGATGCTGGACGGACTGCGAACGCTGCAACTATGTGGCTATGAGTTTTCAATCAGCGAAAAGGCAAAGGCAAACCTTGAACAGTCAAAGCGTGACAGCTTCAATGTTATTGCCTTTCTGGAAGATGACAGCGTCATTCAGTTGGGTGGTGAGGGTGTAACAGCACAGTGCAGTGCCATTTATACAGCGTACCAGTCATGGTGCACTGACAACGCAGAATATCCGGTAACGCAGAAGACGCTCATTAACTACATGGAACAACACGCGAGCACGCTTAAGATTCGATACAGCACGAATATACACAAGTACAATCACCGTGCGCGGGGCTTCTTTGGTGTGGAAATCGTTGGAACTGTTAATCGTGATTCGAGTGAACACGCATAAGCACACGCTTAAAACACGCATAGACACACGCGAAAAATCGCATAGGCAAGCCATTAACACGCATAACACGCATAATTTACACTTCAATTATAAAAAAATAGAATATGCAAATACATAGATATTTTATATTTTATTTTTTGTTTTATATATAAAGGTGTACCCCCTGTGTGTGCGTGTTATGCGTGTTATGCGTGTTAAACTGAAAAAGAGCTGATGCAAATTGGACTAGCTTAGGCCGTCCTCAGCTGATCAGTTTTCTTCAAAGGGAGGTGAAACAAAATGAAAATTCTACAAATTTGTCCTTTACCACAGGCCGTACAGATTGACCCTATGAACGCCACAGGCTTTTGGCGTTACGCGCTTGCACTGGTAGAGACATATGCAGGGAATGAAATTTGCTGGGTTGATGCAAACCCAAGCACAGGTGAAATCAAAATTGAGGAGGCACACTATCATGACTGAACAAAAAAATACCCCGGCAGCAGCAACTGCACAGGGGAAAACAAACGAACTTCAAAATTATTATAACAATACCGTGGACGGTTTGCAAGCAAGAATTGTGGACAAACTCAATCGGATTACCGACATTCACGCTCTGAACCGCATTTATGATTGCGTTTACCGGCAATTTTTGAAAGCAGGTACAGAAACCACAAGGGACTTTACATCCGTGGCCTTGCAAATTGAGGACGGCGTTACAATGCTTGAGGCTGCAACAGATACATATGGGGTACTTTCTGATGCATTGGAAAGTGGATTCAGATTTAAACCGAAGAATCCAGCCGAGGAAGCTTACTCAAACCGGTTGAAATAGATGTATAATATAATTGTAGTTAAGAGATAGAGCAAAAAATAAAAAAAGAGGTTGTTAAAAATGGTAGAGAATAAATATGGCGTAGCACTTGATAAAGAGGACTTTAAGACAGACCTGCGGTTTCTTTCTGAAAACACGTGGAAGACTGAAAAGTATGGCACCCCAGACCTATTTGTTGATTTTTTGATGCAAATGTTTGCTTTTGGAAAACTGTATGCAACTACAAAAAACGCGGAAGAAAGAGTACAATACAGTTTTAACAAAAAACTGTACAAAAGCAAAAATAATCGTATGAGTTTTAAAATGTTAGAGATGGCGGAAAGCCAATATTTCAGCGGATTAATGGAAGGACAGTTTGAGGAAGCAAAACAGTTTAAAGACTGATTTACATCAAATTGCAAGCATGAGCAACGTCCCTGCAGGTCACCAGCGCGGCTTGCTTTTAGCCTGTGCGTCTGCAGGACTGCTTATTTACGCAACGGAAGCAAACTACCAGTATCAGCATGACAAGGCGGCACAGAGCCGCATAGAACGCATAAACCAGAACCGCCGCGAACTGGCGGCAGCATTACACTAATTTTTGGAGGTATTCATTTATGTTTAATTTCAGAAAGATTCTTGCCATTACATTCGACCGCATTTCCGGGGAAGCAACCGCCGCTTATTACAACATTATTGGGGCACAGCTTGACTCTGATAGCGGCACCTATGACGAAACCCCGGATGGGGCCAATATGTTTGAAATTGACCTTGAGCCAGTAGATGATGAGCTGGACAAGCCAATTTCCGGGCTGACAATCGTTGTTGGGAATTCCGGCGACTGGGCGCATGTGCAGCGTGGCCTTGACCCGAAAGCCGAACACGAAGTAGAGCCGGGGCACTTTGAACTGGATATGGTGGATGCCTGCATAGCCAAAAACCTGCTGATTGTTCCCATGACAGCGGCGGAAGAGGCGAAACATCATGACCGAGTTTGAAAAACAGGTTCTTGCTTATCTGCAACGGATTGCCGAAGCGACGGAAACCGTTCGGATGCTGGAGACCGATAAAATTGACAATATCTAACAAAAATGCTATAATGTAAAGTGAAAGTACTTTACATACTATAAGGAGAAAAGATGAGTATTTTCTCAAGGATTTTCAGAAACAGGCAGCCGCAGCAGACGGCTCCCGCGGTACTGACCGGGTCGCCGGCGTACTTTACGCCATTCAGCGGGAATGCCTATGAAAGCGACGTTTTCCGCGCTGCTGTGGACGCGATAGCACGGCACGGGGCGAAGCTGCACGGTTCCCACATCATCCGCACGACGGACGGCAGGCAGCCCGGAGACGATACCTTGAATTATCTTCTGGGGGCGCGTCCAAACCCGTACATGAGTGCCTATGATGCACTGTATAAAATGATAACGCATTATTTTACAAACAACGATTCTTTTGGATATATGCAGCGGGACGATAGTGGCAGCGTGGCGGCATTTTATCCGCTGGACATAACTGGAATGCAGTTTGTTTCCGATACAACAGACACGCTGTACTGTAAATTCTTTTTTCAAAACGGGAAGCAGTACATTCTCCCCTATTCTGACATCATCCACCTTCGCAGGCACTTCAACCGGGACGACCTGCTGGGCGATGACAACTCCGCAATTCTTCCAGCCGTCCGGCTGGCACAGACGCAGAGCGACGGCATTGTTTCCGGGATAAAGCAGGGCGCTTCGCTCCGCGGAATCCTGAAATACAATCAGGTTCTGGCTCCGGAAAAAATGAAGCAGGAGCGGGACGCCTTCACGGCGGACTTCCTCAACATCTCCAACAACGGCGGCGTGGCCGTGACGGACAGTATGCTGGACTTCGTTCCGTTGGATTCAAAGCCATACACTATTGACGACAAACAGCTTTCCGCCGTACAGAATAAAATCTGTGCCTATCTAGGCATATCCCCGGAAATTGTTTCCGGAAACTACACCGAACAGCAAGGTACGGCTTTTTATGAATCCGTGATCGAACCGTTGGCGGCACAGATGGGGCAGGAATTTACAGCGAAAATATTTACCCCTATCGAGCAGCAGGCCGGAAACAAAATTATTTTCGAGGGTAACAACCTTGATTATGCTTCTTATACGACCCGCGTTTCCGTCATTCAGCAGACCGCGCCTTATGGGATTATGACGATTGATGAGTGCAGGGAAGCGCTGAACATGAAGCCAATCGGCGGCGACGAGGGCGCAAAACGATTACAGACCCTGAATGTTGTGGATGCAACCAAAGCCAACAATTATCAGCTAGGGGGTAACTCCAATGAAGGAAAATAGATTTTTTGAAGTCCGTGCTGCCGAAGCGACGAGCGGCACAATGACCCTGACGGGCCGGGCGGTTGTATTTGATACTCCTACCCTGATTCATGACCCGTTTGGCGATTACAACGAGATTATTCGGGCCGGGGCGCTGGCAAGTGCCGACCTGTCCGATGTTCATTTATTCGTGGGACACGACACAACAAAGGTTCCGCTTGCGAGGGTTCCCAATACCATGCAGCTTTCAATCAGTCCGGCAGGACTTGATATAGCGGCGCAGCTACCGAATACCGAAGCGGCAAAGGAAGTTTATCAGGCGGTACAGCGCGGGGATTTATCGGGAATGAGTTTTGCATTCACAGTGCCGGCAGGCGACGATGCATATGACCCGGGAACCAACACCCGCACCATCAGTCAAATAGGTAAAGTTCTGGAGGTGTCCGTTGTCCCTTATCCCGCTTATCAGCAGACGAGCGTGGAAGCCCGGAATGCAATGAACGGCAGTTCTGCCGCATATCGGGCAAAGCAGGAAGCAAAAATTAAAATTCATCAAATTTTAAAAAGAGGTTTTAACTATGTTTAAAGATAAAAACGAAGCATTCAATCATTATCGTACCGCAACGGCTGAGGAAATTGAAAAGCGTGCGGCTGAAATTGGTAAAATTATCGACACCGACAGCACCGCCGACATTGCAGGGCTGAACATTGAGCTTGACGGCTTGAAAATGGCAAAGGATAATCTGGAAGCCCGCAGTGCTGCAAAAGGCAAGTTGAGCGGCTTTGACCCGATCACTGGGAAGAATTTTTCTAAACAGCCGGAAAAACGGGATGCTGATATTTTCTCTTCTGTGGAATATAGGACCGCATTCTTTAAAAAGATGCTGGGGCAGCCCATGAGTGAAGAGGAAACCGCAGTCTTTAATCGGGCACAGGAACAGGCAGTTACTGAACACCGCGCAGCTATTACAGCCGGAACCAATCAGGCAGTAATTCCCTCAACAACCCTGAATGAGGTTGTTCAGAAAGCAACCACACAGGGAAACATTCTCCAGTATGTCCGGCAGTTCCGCATTCCGGCCAATCTGTCCGTACCGGTTGCGACACCGGAAGATGCAGCAGAATGGCATGCTGAGGGCACAGACGCAACACCAAGCACCAATGCCCCAACGAGTGTGGTATTTAATGCCTACGAGCTGATGAAAGTATTTTCCATGAGCGTTGCGGCCAATACCATGAGTATTCCAGCTTTTGAAAGTTACTTGTCCACAGAACTAACCCGGACAGTTGGTGCGGCTCTGAATGGCGCTGTATTCAACGGAACAGGTACCAATCAGGCGCAGGGGATTCTTTCCGGCATTACATGGAACACGGCCAACAGTACGACATTCGCAAGTTCCGGCCTTAAATATACCGATGTGCTGAAGCTGGCTTCCCTGCTGAAGGCCGGGTACTCCGCGGGTGCGGTGTTCGCGTGCAGCAACGCGACCCTGTTCAACCGTGTTATGGCCGTGACCGATACGACAGGCAAGCCAATGTTCACGAACCCGATTGACGGCGGTGCAGGTTATATGCTGGGGCATGCGGTAGTTGTGGATGATTACATTCCGGCGGACACTATTCTGTTTGGCAATTTCCAGTATTACGGTCTGAACCTGTCACAGGATATTATGCTGGAAGTTTCGAGGGAAAGCAGTTTCAAACAAGGCCTGATTGATTACCGGGCAATGGCAGTGGGCGACGGCAAGCCGATTATTCCCGAAGCATTTGCCAAACTGACCGCGGCGGAAGTCTGAACATAATGCAGATGAGGGGTTGCGCTTATCGCAGCCCCTTTTTGTTAGGAGTGATTATCATGGCATTACTTACGATAGGTGAGGCGCGGGACGCGCTGAGGCTGGACGGCACGGAAAACGACGCCATCATTCAGTCCATGCTTGACAGTCTGCCGGATTATCTGGAAGTAACCACAGGCAGCAGATGGGGAGACGATACAGCGCCTGGCTATCAGCTCGCCAAGCAGGCGGCAAAGTTTATCCTTCAGCTGTGGTACGACCCGGGAGCGAGCAAAGCGGCGCGACTGTCGAACGCTGTTGACAGTATGCTGGGTACGCTGAAGCTGTGGGCGTCACTGAAATGAAACCATATGCTGAACGATTCTATAAGTCCAGGACATGGGAGAAGTGCAGGTACGCATTCCTCTGTTCCAAGAACTGGACCTGCGAGCGGTGCGGGCATCTGGCAACGATAGCTCACCACAAGCAGTACATAACGCCTGCGAACATCAACGACCCA